CGTCTCGTGGGCTCGGAGATGTGTATAAGAGACAGTTCTGGGCGGGTGTCGTATTCGTGGACGGATGAGGTGTTGGCGGAGGCGTGGGATGGGTTGGAGGATTTGGCGGGGGTATAAGTTTATATGGTGTTGGTTGCGAGATTCGTGGCTGATGGATGCACCTGTGGGTGCGGATTGGAGATGGTGTGATGGTTCCGATGTTGACGATTGATGAGTTTGTTGCTGAGAGGAATGCGGGGTGGTCGCCGTTGGTGATTGCGAACGGTGAGTTCTTTGTGTATGACAGTGTGCAGTATGATCCGCCGTCGGTGACGGTGGATGGTCGACCGTTGGATGCGGAGCGGTGGTGATGAATATCAACGAGTTTCAGGGGTTGGCTTTGAACTGGCTGGTTTTGATGGTGGGGGTGTACGTCGTGGTGGTGTTGGGGCGTGCGTTGTTTCGGTGGGTTTGTTCGTTGTTCAGGTTGGATAGCGATGGTGCCGTAGTATCTGAGGATACTGTGGGGAAAGGGAGTGTGTGATGACTAGGAAGGATTATGATTTGATTGCTGAGGCGATCAAGGATGTGGGCGTGTTTCATGATGTGGGGCAGTCGTTCAAGTTGATGTGCCCTGAGGATGTTTTATTCAGCGTTGCGATGGAGTTGGGCCGCGGGTTGGCCGCGGATAATCCACGGTTTGACAGGGAGCGGTTTATGGTGGCTTGCGGGGTGGCGGCATGAGGAATCCCGAACTAGTGAAGGGTGTGTTGATCACGGTGTGGGGTGATGCTGCTGTGGTCGACATCGAACAGGGCAAGACGTTGGAGGCCATGCAGGTGCTGACGGCTGACGGCGGGTGTGTCACATGTGTCGGCAGCGTTGATCGCATCGACGGTGTGAATGTGGACCTGTGGCTGGATGATGAGGGTCTGCTGAAGGCTGGCGCTCAGGTGAACGAGTTGGCGACTGAGATGGCTGGTCAGCAGTTGGTTGGGAACGTGCTGGTGTTGGGTTCCAACGATGAGGGTGAGTGTGTGTCGGTGCCGCGCGAGGTTGCGGTGCGTTTGCTTGATTCGGCTCGCAGTTGGCACGCCAGCCAACCGACAGGTGAACATGACGTATTCGCTGGGGCGATCAGTGTGGCTGAGGCTGCCAGCATGGCTGGTGAGTGGTGGCCGACAGGGGAGCAGCGGCTAGAGATGGCTCAGCATTGTGAGCCGTTGGCTGTGTCTGCGCCTGTGGTGGTGCCATTGACGGATGAATCATTTTCACGGTGGCTGGAAACTGGGCAGGTGACGGCATGAGGAATCCCGAACTAGCGTGCGACTGGTGTGGCGATGAAGTTGCCAACGGTGAAGGCGTGATGATTGGCGATGACCGCGTGTGTTCAGGATGCGCGGAACAGGGGGTGTTGGGCGGTGACTGATTTTGGTCATAGATGGTTTGCTTCTGCGGATGGTGACCGTGTGGAGTGTTGGTGGTGTTTGGTTTCGCCGTTGTCCCCGTCGGCGGATGAGCCTTGTGACAGGTTTCATGAGGCCGTGTTTTACGGGGTTGAGTGCGGCAACATAGATGATGTTGCCGAATGACTGAAGGGAATAGTTATGCATGAGATAGAGATAGATTATGAGGATGTTTGGGAAAACATTGAGGATTCGGTGAGTAGTGCCATTCGTGCCGATGCGTGGGATGTGGTGAAAGATAATGTTGAGGATGTTGTGCGCCGGGTTGTGCGTAATGAGTTGCGTGCGATCTGTAACTATGCTATGAACGAGGGGGTATAACATTATACCCGTATATTTGAAAGGTGGTTGCCATGTTGAAGGTTACTGAGAAGCAGGTTTACCGTGGCTTTGAGGCTGGGGTGATAATCGGCGATGGTCACACTATTTACGATCCGGCATTTTATGAGGGATTTGATGTGAGCCATTTGGTGTTCAACCATGCGTCTGATTTGTCGTCTGGGAAGACGACTATCTTTGGGCCGGATGGTGTGCCGAAGATGGATTGCCCCGGGGTGTACAACCTTGATTTTCTGTATTGGTTGAAGCGTCAGACTGGCGTGTTACACCCTCCGGCGCATGGTCGTGGCACGGATGCTCGCCGGATTGTTGCGGCTTTGAGGGAGTGGTGCGGTTATGAGGCATCGTAGTTGGTTGTATGGTCCGCCTGTGTGTGAGGATCAGGAGGATGGTTGTGGTTGTCCTGATTGTCGTGGGTTGACGGTGTATGAGTGGCGTGATTCGATGGATGAAGGGAGCAGAGATGAGTGAGCGTAGACCTGAGGTCGGTCGTAGACCTGAAGTTGGTGAGATGGTTGTGTATCGGACGATGATGGGTGCTTTGCGTCAATGCGAGGTGTATGCTTTGTTTGATGAGCGTGACGGTAAAGGCTTTTATGCTGAGGTGCCTTCGACGCATGAGGATGTGTGGGGGTATGATGATCAGGTGGTGGAGTACATTGTTCGTGAGGAGATTCCGATGGGGAATCATAGGGGGGAGCGGATATGAGTGATCTTCGCTGTGCTCAGTCGGATACGATTGTTGCGTATCCGGGGGTTCCGGGTCGGGTGGCGCGGGGTTCTGCGGGTGTAGCCCGGGGTTCTACGGATCGGAAGACAGCGTTTTGGGTTGTTCCGAAGAAGGGTGGTGGTGCGATGAATGGCAGCCCGGATCCTAATAGTTTCGGGTTGCCTGTTGGTCGGGATGGTTCGTGTAAGGATGCTACGGATTGGTGTGAGGGGGTGTGTTATGCTGATCCGTGGTTTCCTGCGGTGCGCAGGTTGTTGGATGCGAACTGGGTTGAGTATCAGAAGTGTAAGCGTTCCGTGGGTGCGTTGGTGGAAATGTTGCTGCCCGTGGTGGGGGAGTCGCATTTGCGTGCGGTGAAGCGTGGTGTGCCGCATGTGTTTCGCTGGTTTTGGGCGGGGGACATTCCGGGTCGTAACTTTGCGCACACTATCCGCAAGGTGGCTTTGTTTTATTATGAGTCACAGTTTTGGTTGTACACAAGGAACTTTGATGTAGTGCGTTTGTTGAAGGCGCCGAATGTGACAGTGTATTTGTCGGTGGATCGTGACAATGTGGATGCTGCGTTGAAGTGTTGGCGGGCTAATCGGTGGGTGAAGTTGGCGTTTTGTGGTGACACTTGGGGGGAAACTGAGGATCTCGCTTCCCGTTTCGACGGGGAGCGTAAGGGGCCGCGTTGTCCTGAACTGGTCGGCAAGTTGCCGATGGTAGTTTGGGGTGACGGGGGTACAGGCCATGGTGCATGTGTTGAGTGTGGCATGTGTATCACTGGTGTAAACAATGTGCGGTTTGCTGCACAGAAGGGATGATATGATGGCTGCTAATCCGTTTGGTAAGACACGGGATGTGGATTCTCCGTATGCTATTTATGCTGCGGGGGGTTGGGAGTGGCGTGTGTTGAAGACGTATCAGCGATCCGATAAGGAGAGGGAGAATGCGCGTGCGGTGTGGTTGTGTGCGGTGAAGTCTCCTTACACGTTTGGGTCGCACGAGTTTGGTGACACATATGTTCGGGATGTGCTTGGCAGTCTTGTTGAGCAGACCGATGAGTGGGCTGTAGCGTATGGCCCGGAAGGAGAGTAGTTATGATTGAAACGTTTGATACATTTGAGGGGCACCATTTTTTGGAGAAGGAACGGGTTGATCCGATGGGTGCGTTGTCTGTGATGGAGGATGCTGGCGCATTGTTTGATGTGTGGTATCCGCCGTCGGGTTACAACAGTCACGGGAACTATGTGATTCCCCGTGTCGGCAAGGGTGTGAATGATGGTGTTCCTTTGCACAAGTATGTGGTCCGAAAGGACACGGGTGATGTGTTGGGGTTGCATTCGCATTCGTATGCTGAGACTCCGAACGGGTACAGGCATTTGGGAAACATTGCTGAAACAATGTTTCCCTCTACGACTACATCATGTACCCTGTTTGGGAAGGGTGAGAAGATTGCGTTGACTCAGGACATTGTTTCTGCTTTGGATTTGGGTGACAATGATTGGGTTCAGCCACAGATTTGTTGGATTTCGTCGTTCAATGGGAAGTGGCGCACTTCGGCTTACGATTTGACGGAGCGGCTGTTCTGTCAAAATCAGTTGGTTGGTCGTACACCATTGGTGGCTGTGAAGCACACTAAGAACCATGACGATTTGTTGGAGATGCGTGTCCGTGTGTTGGAGACTGCTGTGGCTCGTGCTGAAACGTTGAAGCGGATGGCTTTGACTCTCAAGGATCAGGCGTTTACTGAGACAGAGTTTTACGCGTTGATGGCACAGTTGGTTCCCCCTCCGGAGGCTGATGCGCATGGTAAGACTTTGAATGCTTTTGAGCATAAGCTGTGGGCGTGTGGCAAGTATTGGCGCAGGGAGCGTGAAGAGTTTGGTGCAGGTAACCGTTGGATGGCATTCAATGCCGTGCAGGGTGCTGAGCAGCATGAGATCAATGGTCAGGTGCGTGGTTCTTACAACAGGGACCGTGCATTGGAGAAGGCTATTGAAAATAAGACACCGTTGGCTGATAAGGCTTTGGCCTTGTTGACGGTCTAACAGGATAGGAGAAACAGTTATGTATGTGATTACTGTTGGAGACATTGCCCATGCTAGGGGGGTGCATTACACCACCGTGAATGGGTGGATTAGGATGTGGGGTGCGGATTCGGATCATCCGTTCCCTGTGCCTGTTGCGAGGGTTCAGACTGCGACGAAGAACGGTGGCTGGTCTAGGCGTCAGTCGGCGTTTACACCGTCTGATGTTGATGTGTGGGTGAATGGGTTGGCTGCTGCTCAGAAACGTAAGCGTCAGGCAGGTAGGCGTCCTGTGATTGCCATGATTGATCCGCAGCCGTTGAATGACGCTTTGGAACGCATCCGTGTTCTCAGGTTGGAGTTGGCTGAGGCCCGCACCCGTGTCAGCGGTAGGGTTATCGAATGGGATGGTGATTTCTAATGGGTGAGATCCGTACTCCGTGTAGTAAGTGTGCCCGGATTGCGCGAACAGAGGTGGACGAGTCTGCTTTGAACAAGTTTATGTTGCGTGAAGGATTGGTACAAACTTTGTTCAAGAAGCACACTGTGAATCAGAGGGAAGCAATCATGGGTTACCGCTCAGGGTTTTTTCTGTGTCCAACCTGTTGGGATATAGCAGTTCCGGATGATGAGGAGGAATGAAATGATTGTATTACAAAATGGGGCAGAGCCGTTGCGTTGGTCGGTGCGCCCCGGCGGCAACGGTTACAGGCCGTACCTTGGGGTGGTGTTGGCCGAATGGGCACAGGGACGGCATCCGTTTGTTGTGTGGTACATGTCGTCCGATGACAGCCAGCATTGGGTTTGTGAGTCTGGCGACTACTGTTATACTCGTGAGGAGGCGGACGAGGTGTATGAACTTCGCCGCTCAGGAATCTAGGTCTAGGCCCAGATGGGTCAAGAGCCACCCGTGAGGGTGGCAGCAACCATAGGAGGATAAGCATGAAGGTGCTTACCGCAATGCCCGCCCGTCAGGGTGGGAGGACAGAGCAGTACCCTTGGACCGAATGGTTTGATGGGGCACCGCGTCTGTTGGAATCAGGTATCGACTTCGATACCACGACTGAGGGTATCCGTGCTTCTGCGTATGCTGCTGCTAAGCGGCACGGCGTGAAGGTGCGTGTTGCCACTATTGGTACCGACATCGCTGTTCAGGCTTCCCGGCCTGAGGGCGACTGACTGTGCCGGGTTGGCCCACTGCCCCCGTTGGGGGTGGTGGGCTGCACCCGTTGGGAGGCAGCGATGGTTGTACCGCATAAACATTTGAAGCACGGGCACACTGCGTATGCGCAGGGGGTGTGCCGTTGCAAGGTGTGTTACGGTGCTAGGCGCACCTATTTGGCGCAGCAGAGTAGAAAGAAAGCAGAGGAGCGTGCAGCGTTGACACGCGAAGCGGCTGTTGCGCCGTTGATGCGTGATGGCGGGTGGGATACATACACCCGTGAGGAACTATACAAAATGAGAGGCTGGGATTGACAGGCATGGCAAAAAAACTTTCAGTTGAGCAGCGGTTGAAGGCTGTTGAAGAAGTAGTGTTTTCTGAGGGGCACAGCATCGATGAGGCAGTGAATGCTTACGCTTTCATCGGGCAACAGTTCGCCGCCACTTTGGGTGATTTCGCTCACGACATGTCCACGATTTACCAGCATTTGATGACCAACCTTGGGGTCGTTCATCAACTATATGGGGGGGAAGTTCCCGACGAAAACGAAGATGTTTCTTCGATAGATTCCACCGAAACTGCGCCTGATTTCTTTGAAAAATCCGACCCAGATCAACCCCATTTGACCGTGATTCAAGGAGGCGGAGAAACGCCATCCACCACGGACAGTGCTTGAAGTGCTAGACTGGCTTACCATGGCATGGCATGGCATGGCATGGCATGGCAGGGGGGAACCCCTCATGGGGGTTCCCACAGAGGCAGCCTGTACTACCTCTCATGGCATGGCCCCCCTGTGGTCCCCCCATCCACCAACCAGCGAACGGAGTGTGCTAACGTGAACGGAATGGCTGCAACACCACCTGACGACGCAATCATTCTCCGCCAATCATGGCTGGGAACATTGGCGATGTGCCCGGAACGGGCACGGCAAGACTGGTTCGGTATCGCCGAATCGACAGAGTCATCCAACACGGCTATCGGCACCGCTGTCCACTACGGGATTGAGCAATGCCTCACTGAGTCGATGCAGACAGGCGATCCGTTGTCCGAAACGGACACGGTCGCCGCTTCCATGGAGGAGTGGCGACGCAAGCAACCAGAGGTTGTGCGTTGGAACCACAAGGTTGATGATGCGGAAACGATCATCGCTAAGAACACGGTTGCGTGGTGGAATGAAGTTCGACCAACGGTGAAACCAACGGCGGTCGAATGGACTTTCAAACTACCGTTGGTGGTTGACCACAAACCTCAAATCTGGTTGAACGGCACCATTGACTGCATACAGGAATATCCGAACCCGATTATCGACTGGAAAAACCCGGGCCGTAAACCGTTTGATGAATGGGAAAAGAAACGATGGTCGGTGCAGGCTGCCGCATATACTTGGGCGGTAGCGTCGCATGCCGAATCAGGTTTGACTGAACCGTTAGGGTTCGAGTTCGTTTATCTCGTGAAGGGTGCCGTGCATCGCACCCTCGTTGATGTAGGACCATCGGAGTGGGCTAGTCTGGTTGCGCTGGCCCGCTCCGCTGGTACACTTTTAGCCGCTGACCTGCCAGTGTGGCCGTTGAATATGACGGGCTGGCATTGTGCACCTAAATGGTGTGGGGCTTGGGCCTCGTGCCGTGGCAGGTTTGCGGGACCAGATCCATGGAACCAACTATAGAAAGAGGTAGACCCATGGCAGAAGCAACTAGTAACACGTTCACCGTGTTTCGCAGACAGGTCATCCAAACGGGTGACTATGAACCTGCGGAGGCATCGTGTTCAGTCACCATCGGAGTTGACGATGGTGCATCACAGGAAGACATCGCCAAGTCGATAGCCCAATGGGGTGAGACTTTGGAGGTGGCAAACTATGAAGCGTTGGGTGTCGGTTACGAGGTGACCGAAGGTGGAGTTCGGATGCTTGCCAAAAGCGTTTCCCGGGCTGCGCCGACTGCCGCCGTGGCGGTACCAGCGTCCACGAATAGTTCCAACGGTTCAACCAACAAGTCAGGCGGAAGCCTTCAGGATGTGTGGCGAGACCTGATGGACAACTCTGGCGGTTGGTGGGATCCCAACTGGGTGAAGAAGTTGGATGAAGATTCCAACTTCAACAAGAATGGCCCCGACTACAAGCGCAAGGCTGACGGTAAGGGCATTTGGTTGACGAAGAAGGATGGTACATCGTTGGTGCCGAACTGGTTCGTTTGCCCGTTTACTGGCAAGGATTCGGATGCCTTGTCAACGGTAGGTAGCCAGATCAGGGCTTGATCTGTGCCTGCTCTCTCTGAAGAGGATGTGGCCCGCCGCCTCGCAGACGCTCAGCAGAGCGCCAGCGGGGCGGCGGTTCCCGTCACAGCCACTGATGAGCCGTCTGATGGCACCGTGGAGGGTGTCCGCCCTCACAGGTGGGCGCTCACCTCTGCTGTCGTTGAAAACCTTGTCGGGTTTATCCGAAACCCGGCTGAACGATGGTATCTGGGGTTCCCTGAAGTAGATTTGGCTACCCGTGGTATTGGGCGTGGCGAAATCTTGATGGTTGTAGGCAGGTCGCATACAGGCAAGTCGCAAGTACTGCTCAACAGTATTGTGACGAACTTGACGAAAGACCCGGAAGCACATGTTGTCATCTTTTCAATGGATGAGCCACGCGAGTTGGTGGTAATGAAACTGTTTTGTTTGCTGCAAGGCCGTTCTTCCACAGAAGTGGAGGAAGCAGTGAAACGTGGAGACACCGACATGCTGGCCGACTTGGAACGTGCAGCAACACAGGAACTGTCACGGGTTGCTGTCATCGATGAAGCGATGACGTTGGAATCGATGGCAGCGGCAATGGATGAAGCCCGTGCATGGTGGGGTGTTCATCCATCGTTTTGCATGATCGACTATTTGGAGTTGATGCCGGGCGGTGACGGTTCCCCCGGGTCCGTGACTCACAAGGCGCAGGCGTTGAAACGGTGGGCGAAAGTGCAACGCGTCCCCGTCGGGTTGGTGCATCAAGCGGGGCGTGGCACGGCAACACGGGGCACCGCTGCAGGTATTCACGCTGGCAGGTACGGTGGCGAGCAGGAAGCGATCTTTGTGTTGGAGGTGTACCGCAAGAAGGATCGCACCGATTTGACGGATTGGGAAATGAAATATCACGCCGATTCTGTCAATCTGAATCTGTGTAAGAATAAGCGGACGGCACGGTTGTTGGATCAAATCTATTACTTGGATTCTGAGTGTGGACATGTTCATCCTTATTGGGATGAACTGTTACCTGAGGGGGATGGGTTCGATGGCAAAAACCAGTAATAGACAGTCGACGCCTTGTTGCTGCGGCAAGTACACGTTCCCGACGTTTGAGTTGGAAACCTTGGATTGGTCGTGGGAACCAATAACAGACGATGGTGGCAGACATGAGGAGGATGGATGCATGTACGACGAGGACCATCTGGCCCAAGGGTCTGAGCCGTCCGTTCGGGAGGGCAACCACCGTCCGTCTGGTAGCGCAGATCCAGTTGGGCGTTCATTCGATGAGGTCGAAGGATCGCCCAAGAATGATGTCACGTTGTCCCGCCGCCAAGCGGAGGATCTGTTGGAGATTCTCGCCGAGTTTCGGACTCAGCATCTGCGGGAGGCAGCATGGGATTACCCGAAGTTTGACTTCCAGCGGCGCATGTTGGTCAACTTGGGTGAGATTGAGGCTCAGGTTTATCAGAGTATTCAGGGTTTATCGGAGTGAAAGAAAGGTTGCTGTAACGATGCCAAGTGAAAGAAAACTTCCACCCATCGACACGGGTTACGGCGTGGCAGATGAGGACATGACCTACGGCGTTGAGGATTCAGTGACTGAATCGTTTTGTGACCCCAACGGTGAGGAATGCGACAAATGCAGCGGCCACGCGCACGACCCGTGCCACACATGGCGGCGGGCGAGAGTGACCGAGGAGTTTGGTGTCAGTGCCGTGTGGACGCACTGTGTTGTGTGTCGGCGGTTGCGGCTGCAAACCAAGGAGGACGACCAGTGAGTGACTCGGAGATGGTGCCGTTGTCTACTGCTGACCGACGACTGATCGTGTCCGCTCTGTGGTGGGCACGACAGACACAACCGACAACCCCGATGGCTGTTGAGATGGAGGCTCTAATGGGCCGACTGGAGGCAGCAGGG